CAGCGCCTTGACCCATCTGCAGCACGCCCGGGGCAAGAACGTGGTGTTCGTGGCCATCCTCGACGAACGGCTCGATGACTACAACCGCAAGGTGTTCGTGCCTCAGATCGAAGGCAGCAAGACCAGTCTGGAGCTGCCCGGCATCGTCGACGAGGTCGTGACGCTGGCCGAGATCAAGGCCGACGACGGCAGTGCGTACCGCGCGTTCGTCACGCACACCGTCAATCCCTACGGCTTCCCAGCCAAAGACCGCAGCGGTCGTCTCGACCTGCTGGAGCCGCCGCATCTCGGCGCGCTGATCGCCAAGTGCGCGGGCGCATCGCCCGCCAGCGCCGCCACCCCCGCACACATCGAATCCCAGGAGTAATCGCAATGACCGCATGGAATGACTTCAACGACGCCGACGCCCAGCAATCCGGCTTCGATCTGATCCCCAAGGGCACCGTCGTCCCGGTGCGCATGACCATCAAGCCCGGTGGCTACGACGATCCCGAGCAAGGCTGGGGCGGCGGCTACGCCACCGAGTCCTTCGAGACCGGCTCCATCTATCTCGCCGCTGAATTCGTCGTCACGGCTGGCGACCATGCTAAGCGCAAGATGTGGAGCAACATCGGCCTGCACTCCAAGAAGGGACCGACCTGGGGCCAGATGGGGCGCAGCTTTATCCGCGCCGCCCTCAACAGCGCCCGCAATGTCCACCCGCAGGACAACAGCCCGCAGGCCGCCGCCGCGCGTCGCATCCAGGGCTTCCACGAACTCGACGGCCTGGAGTTTCTGGCTCGCGTGGACATCGAGAAGGACGCCAAGGGCCAAGACCGCAACGTGGTCAAGATCGCGGTCGAACCCGATCACCCCGACTACGCCAAGTTGATGGGTGTCCCGGCCAAAGCCAAGCCGAGTGGCGGTACCTCCGGTGCTCCGGCGCAGGCGGCTCCCGCCTATGCCGCCCCGGCCCCGCAACGCGCGCCGGTGACGGGCAAACCGTCCTGGGCTCAGTGAGGGGGTAGATGAAATGCTGGGTCTGCAAACGACAGGCCCGGGGCTTCGGCCACACCGACAACCGTCACGGTGTCGGCGATCCCCGGCGCTATCCCATCGACTGGGTGTTCTGCTCGAAGCGCTGCCAGAACGCGTTTCACGCGCTGTACGGCAACTGGCTGCGGGTCAAGGACGGTCGCATCGACATCAAGGAGGTCGCCATGATCGATCCGTCTGATGTCGAACTGGCCGCGATGAAACAGTGCCTCAAGGCCTTCGGCGAGGCCGCGGGCGAGATCGGCTTTGCGAAGCCGCTGGGCGACTACTCCGAAGCTGAGGCGCTGCAGGTGATCGACGCCATCGTCACCTGCTGGACGGATGCGATGGTCGCGCACCACGAGGTGAGCAAGTACCCGCCGGTGCGGGGCATGACGCCCACTCCCGATCCGCTGGCCAATCCGTTCGCCGATCTGGAGGACGACCTGCCCTGGGAAGAGCCGAAGGGGAAGAAGCCATGATCGACTTCAACTCCTCATCGAGCATTTCGGGCCAAGTCACCGCCTTGGTGGACGCGGGCATGCAGCAGGCCCGCGCCCGCCAGTCCGAGCGCCAGTACCTCGGTGCCTCGCGTCTCGGCGTGGCCTGCGAGCGTGCGCTTCAGTTCGAGTACGCCAAGGCACCCATCGACCATGGGCGCGACACCCCGGGCCGGATGCTGCGCATCTTTGAACGCGGTCACGTCATGGAGGACTGCATGGTCGCTTGGCTGCGGGACGCGGGCTTCGACCTGCGCACCCGCAAGGCCGACGGCGAGCAGTTCGGTTTCTCGGTGGCCGATGGCCGCCTGCAGGGCCACATCGACGGCGTCATCGTCGGCGGCCCGGAGGGCTTCGCCTATCCCGCGCTCTGGGAGAACAAGTGCCTGGGCAACAAGTCCTGGCGCGAGCTGGAGAAGAACCGCCTCGCCGTGGCCAAGCCCGTCTACGCCGCGCAAGTGGCGATCTACCAAGCCTATCTCGAACTGCACGAGCACCCGGCAATCTTCACGGCGCTCAACGCCGACACGATGGAGATCTACACCGAGGCCGTGCCCTTTAACGCAGCCCTGGCCCAGCGCATGTCGGATCGGGCGGTGAAGGTCATCACGGCCACCGAGGCGGGAGAGCTCCTGCCGCGCGCCTTCAACGACCCGACCCACTTCGAATGCCGGATGTGCGCGTGGCAAGACCGCTGCTGGAGGACGCAAGCATGACCGAAAACAAGCACAGCGAAGTTTCGCGAGCCGAAGGCGAGAAGGCGCGAAGCGACTGGCACAACAACACTCCGGCGAATGCCATCGAGCCGATGATCGACGCCAAACAGGCGGCTGCCGCACTGCGCCTGCCGTACTACTGGTTCGCCGACCACGCGATGCGCACCAAGTACCGGATTCCGCACTACCTGATGGGCGGTCTGGTGCGCTATCGCTTGTCCGAACTTTCCGCATGGGCCGCACGCAGCGCCGCCGTCCAGGGCCGTGACGCTCAGGATGCGGATGCACCTGTCGAGGGAGCCGAATGATCGACTTCAACGACACAACCCAACCGGGAGAGCAAAACAGGGACGCTGAGCGGGACGAGATTCGCGCTGAACTGATCGCACGCCTGGAGTCGGTGCTGACCACGATGTTCCCAGCAGGCAAGAAGCGCCGTGGCAAGTTTCTCATCGGCGACGTGCTGGGCAGTCCCGGCGACAGCCTCGAGGTGGTGCTCGAAGGCGAGAAGGCGGGACTCTGGACGGATCGCGCCACAGGCGATGGCGGCGATATCTTCGCCTTGATCGCCGCCTACCTCGGGGCCAACGTCCACTCCGAATTCCCCCGGGTGCTCGATGAGGCTGCCGATCTGCTCGGTCGCTCGCGGTCGGTGCCGGTGCGCCGCGCCAAGAAGGAAGCCCCGGTCGACGACCTTGGCCCAGCCACGGCCAAGTGGGACTACTTCGACGTCACGGGCAAGCTGATCGCGGTCGTGTACCGCTATGACCCACCCGGGCGTAAGAAGGAATTCCGCCCCTGGGATGCCAAGCGGCGCAAGATGGCCCCGCCCGACCCCCGCCCGCTGTACAACCAGCCGGGTCTGGCCGCCGCTGGCCAGGTCGTGCTGGTCGAGGGCGAGAAGTGCGCACAGGCCTTGATCGCCATCGGCGTCGTGGCGACCACGGCGATGCACGGCGCGAACGCCCCGGTCGACAAGACCGACTGGTCGCCTCTGGCAGGCAAGTCGGTCCTGATCTGGCCTGACCGGGATGCGCCGGGCTGGGACTACGCCGACCGCGCATCGCAGGCGATTCTGAGTGCTGGCGCGACCACGGTCGCCATCCTGGTGCCGCCCGACGACAAGCCGGATGGATGGGACGCGGCCGACGCCATTTCCGAGGGCTTCGACGTCGGCGGCTTCCTTGCCGTGGGTGAACGGATGCCGGTGACGCGCTCGGTCGAGGACACGTCGCCGCCGGACTTGCTCACCGGCGTCGACTGGACAACGGAGGACGGGCTGTCCTCGGCCTTCACTCGCCGCTACGGCGAGGACTGGCGCTACTGCGCGCTGTGGGGCAAGTGGCTGGTCTGGACTGGCGTGCGCTGGAATCCGGATCAGGTGCTCTACGTCTCCCACTTGGCGCGCGGCATCTGCCGGATGGCGTCGCTCAAGGCGGACAGCCCTCGGCTCAAGGGCAAGCTGGCCAGCTCGGCCACGATTTCCTCGGTCGAGAAGATCGCACGATCCGATCCGAAGCACGCATCCACCGCCGAGGAGTGGGACGCCGACGTCTGGGCGCTCAACACCCCGGGTGGCGTGGTCGATCTGCGCACGGGCCGTATGCGGCCGCACCGGCGCGATGACCGGATGACCAAGGTGACCACCGCCACGCCGCAGGGCGACAGTCCGACGTGGCGTGCGTTCCTTGCCGACGTCACCGGCGGCGACGCCGAGTTGATGGCCTACCTGCAGTTGATGGTCGGCTACTGCCTGACGGGGGTGACCAGCGAGCACGCGCTGTTCTTCCTGTACGGCACGGGCGCGAACGGCAAGTCGGTGTTCGTCAACGTGGTGACCACGATCCTCGGCGACTACGCGGCCAACGCGCCGATGGACACGTTCATGGAAGCACGCACCGACCGCCACCCGACCGATCTGGCGGGACTGCGCGGCGCACGCTTTGTGTCGTCCATCGAAACCGAGCAAGGACGGCGCTGGAACGAATCCAAAGTCAAGGCCATCACCGGGGGCGACAAGGTGTCGGCGCGCTTCATGCGCCAGGACTTCTTCGAATACGTCCCGCAGTTCAAGTTGGTGATCGCGGGCAACCACAAGCCCTCAATCCGCAACGTGGACGAGGCGATGAAGCGGCGCCTGCACCTGATCCCGTTCACGGTCACGATCCCGCCCGAGCGCCGCGACGGCAGGCTGACCGAGAAACTGCTCAAGGAGCGCGACGGGATTCTGGCGTGGGCAATCGAGGGCTGCAGCCTGTGGCAGCGCCAAGGGCTCAAGCCGCCAGCCAGCGTGGTGTCGGC